ATCGCATATTCGCGTTATCAAGAGTGCCAACAGAACTTTTTGCCAACGGGTTCATCACAGCATAGTTGCCACGCCCATTCCCACCGTCAGCGTAAGGCGTTGGTACATCAATCATGGAGTCGTAGGTAGTCCCACTGGTCACACTGATATTGTTCGGTGTCCAGTTGTTGCCGTTGCCAGAATAGTCCTTGCCAATCGTGGTGGCGGTGTTGTTGCTGTTGTCACTGAAGTTCAGATAAAAGCCGTTAGTGCCGTATGTGCCACCATACTTCTTTGGCTTCCACACACCAGTGACTGCATCCGTTTCACCGAATGAGGATGGTGTCAGGGCTTGACCATCGATGAAGTTGATTTCGGTGAGGTATCCGTCGAAATAACGACCAACACCAGATGCCCAGTTTCTTTGTCCAATGGAGTGGGCTTGCGCTGAATTAATGCCATATCCAGCATTGAGAGTGAAACCAGCACCTGTCAATGTTTGCTGTGTGCCATTGACATAAATCTTACAACGATTTGCCGCCGTTGCTTGAGTCGTATCAAATGCCACGACAATGTGATACCAAGCAGATGGATCACGGAATACAGCCGATGTTGTATTTACATCTGTTGTATAAGAAGTGACCGTAAACGTATCAGCGGCATCAAATCCAAACTCAAGCCAAGTCGTATTAGATGTTCCAACATCTGATGACAAAAGAACTTGTGCAGAACCCAAAGAACCACGCTTAACCCAAGAACTCCAAGTCCAAATTTTGTTGTTGGTCGGCGTTGTCAGTGTCCGATTGAAATAAGCAGACGCACTAGAGCGCAACCGCACAGAACGGCTGATCGTGTAGCCCTGTGAACCAGAAGCCCCCATCAAGGCATTATCATGGAATGCACTCATTAACTGTAATTCCCAGTGAACACTGCATGAATACTGGTCGATGATCGCACAATATAGTCAACACGATCAACAGCATTTGCAGTGGTAGTCAACGTAGGAGCAGTGCCACCAGCAAAGTCCCAATAACTACCCCAAGAAAGCGTACGAGAACCCGTACCATCCTGAACAATAAAGATGCTTCCACTCTGACCAGCAACCAAACCAGTTGGATTTGCCAATGAGCGATTACCGCCCAAAGTCACAGTGAAATTGCAACTATCAGTGAATGCAGGAGTGATAGTTGAACCATCAGTCAATGTAGTGATGGTAGGAGCAAGAACTCCATCAATCGTATCAGTTGCTGTAGTCTCACCTAAAGAAGTGACATCACTTCCAGTGTAGATTGATTTGACAATTCGTGCGCCCATTTTTGTTCCTTATGTCGTCAATGCAATGTTCTTTGCAGTTCCAGAATAATTGTAGAACGGCAGATATGAATTACTCACCAAAGCAATCGTATCTAACGTACCACTTGACTTATAAAACGGGAAAGTAATGGCAACAGCAGTTCCCCATGACGCATTCGTGCCATCAGTTGTCAGAAACTTACCACTATTCCCAGTTTGAGAAGGTGCAAGATTGTTGAATGCCGCAGTTGCAGTAGAAGCACCAGTGCCACCATCAGCAATCGCCAAATCAGTGATTCCAGTGATAGAACCACCAGTGATTGACACATTGCTTGATGCCTGAGTAGCAATTGAACCAAGTCCAAGGCTTGTTCTACCAGTTGCCGCATCCAAACCAGTCGATCCACCATCCCACTTCAACCTATCTGTATAGGCAGTATCCCAGTTTGTCTGAGAAGAAGTCGTTGGGATTGAATAACCAGATGCAAGCGAAATTGCAATCGTTCCACTAGAAGTTACTGGGCTTCCAGACACAGAAAGACCAGTAGGAACAGTCACAGCAACAGATGTGACAGTGCCAACATACTGATCAGCACCAGTGATCGTGAAGTTTGGATAAGTACCAGAAATTGATACCGTTCCAGCACCAGTCAATGCAACAGTCTGGTCTGGAGCAGAGTTAGTAATAACTCCAGTAGACGAGTTGTAAGAGATCCCAGTGCCAGCACTAAGAGCAGACCTAGCACGAGCATCTGTGTAGTAAAGGTTTGAACCCTCACTAATGTTGCTTGTTGTCAAACTCACAGCACCAGTTTGACCATTAACGCTACTTACTAGGTTAGTTTGATCAATCTTTTGCCAGATTGTGCCATTGAATAAAGCCCAGTCTCCAGCCACCCAATCAGATATGCCATCAAGATTAGTAGAGCCAGAAGTGCCGACGACATAGTAATAGCCGTTAGTACCAGTACCAGATGCAAGCGTGGGAGTGTTCGTTGAAGCATTCCATGTCCCCTGGTAAGACAGCCCACCACCAGCAATCGATGCCCAAGACAACGTAGTCCCATTGGTAGTAAGGTACTTGCCAGAGTTACCTGTTTGACTTGGAATAAGGTTGTTGATCTGCGTCTGCAAACTATCCAAAGTATCAAGGACAGTTTGAGAAGTGCCACCACCATTGCCAATGATCTTGATGCGCTCTGCCAAGTCCATCGGCACAACTTCACCCACATTGATTTCTTTGCCATTTGACAACTTGATGATCAAAGAACCATCAAAGTCAATGTTTGCAGAAATCACAGAGATGCCGTCAATGCCATCTCGACCATCTTTCCCGTCTTTGCCATCTCGCCCAGGACGGCCTACAGCCCCATCTTTCCCAGGCTTGCCATCCTTACCATCACGACCATCACGACCATCAATGCCATCACGACCATCTTTGATGGAGGCCACACGCTTTTCAATGGCATTGCCAACTTCATCGTATCGTTCACGAATGTCGGCTTCAATCTTTTTAAGGGCTTGAACAACAAGGTCAACATTCTCGCCAATCTTGCGTTTTTGCACCTCTTTTGCTTGAGCAATAGAAGCCTTGATGCCATCCAAAACAGCCATCTGCTGTTCTGGTGTCATGTTTTGCAGAATTAACTGCTTGGCGAGGCTTTCAACGTCCATCATTCACCCTTTGGTGCATTGCCACCAAGTTGTTTGGTCAGTTGGTCAAGAAAATCTTGCTCCATGCCAGCGACTTTGTTGTTCTTTTCAGCCATCTGCATTTCAACAATCTTACTCTTGTTTTTGATGTCGGCTTCCTTGAGCATCAACTCGGCAACCTTAACCCTGCGGTCAAATTCCTTGGATGCCATGTCGTCTTGGTTGGGCAAATTCTGCGTCAAGGCTTGGCTAACCTTAGCTTGCACCTCTTGAGGCTTCAATTGCGCTTCAACCAGCAGTTTTTGCGCTTCAGCACGGTTCTGTTCGGCCTGAGTTGCCACCTGAGCCACCTGAGCCTGTGCCAATTGCAAATCCAACTGCACTTTCTGCAAAGCCAACTGCTGTTGAGCAGGATCAGGCTGAGACATCTGGTCAAGAGCCGCAATCAACTCAAAACGGTTGGTCAAACTGCTATTTTGTAAGATTCCTTTAAGAATCAACGGCAAAACAGGGGTGTTCGGGCCAAGAGTCTGCAACAAAGCGATAAATTGCTGTTGTTCGTACTCACGAGCAATGATGCCAAGGGTCGCAGTCGGCACAAAATTCATGTCAACAGAAGGGTAGCGGTTCGGATCGAACTGCATATACCTGAAAGCCGCCTTTTTGATGAACGGAATCAGGAAATCCTCTTGGAAGTTGGTCAGAGTGCGCTTGTACTTCTTGATGATGGAAGCCACAGCCATCGAAATGCCGCCATTGTTAGCATCTCTGCTAACTTGCGTGACCATTCCATTGGAATCTAGCGTACCAGTGGCTTGCAACAATAGGCGTTCAAACTCTTTTGCCGTCTGGAGGTTGTTTCCATCCGTATTGCCGAACTTGAACGGGAACAAAATCTCAGAAGGATTGCCATTCGTGAGCATTGCCTTGCCTGGGCGCACTTCAAACTTGGCTCCACGGGGCAAACGGGTGGCATCCATAGCCATCATCGGGCTAGTAGTGAGCGCCAAAGAGTCCAAATGGCTACGAGTCTGAGCATCGATAGCCTTTTGCATATTGTAGGCTTTCTCAACCGTGCCACGACCCAGCAAACGGTTAGGAACAGTGTCATCCTGATACAGAACAACAGGACGATCCTTCATCATGTACGGGTTTTCGTCAGCCTTGAGCAAAATAGAGTCGTTAGCAATGACGACAATGGCCTCAACCATGTCTTCATAGTCCTCATTCTCACTGCCCTCTCCAAACAGTTCGACTACGCCCTCTGCCTCTTCCATCTTTTTGATGTATTCAGTAGGCACAAGACCATAATAGGTCAGAACTTTGACCTTGTTGTCTTGGAAATTGGTGGCTTCTTGAGTGGGTTCTAGCGCACTAATAATTGCATCCGTGCCAATCTCAGCCTTGCGGTAGATGCCAGCCGCCATCCCCTGCACAATCTTGTGGATAGAAACGTACTTTTCGATGGCAATACCCATACAGTCTTCAACTGAAGTGCCATTGGGGTCGAAAAGGAAGTTCTTGGGGTTGACAGGATTGATCTTGACAGCCACACGATCACGCTCAATCACACCAATTGCGGCTTGACCGACTTGACCAGGAATAGGCTGGGTAGCGGGGATGAACTCTTTTTCCGTTTTTACAACGACTTCACCGATGCCTGTGCCATATATTTCAGCCATCAGTTCAATCTGGTCAATCGACTTGCGGATCTTGTCTTTAGCAAAGTCTTCCATGAGTTGGGCTTTGATCACGCCAACGTCAATGGAGTTGCCATTCATGTCTCGCACATCGTCTTCAATGTCAAAGAAGTCGCCTTGACCAAAGATGGCTTCCATGATCTCAGCATGGCGAGTCTCTACAGCTTGCTGAGTGGCAGGAGTGATGATTCGACTGCGTTCAGAGTCGCGAGTCTTGTCCTGAGCATCCCAGATTCCACGGAAAATGCGCTCGTACTCTTCCCATGAATCCATGTAGTTAGAGTCACGATAGTCGCGCCAACGATCACAATGATCACGAATAAAAGCGACAAGTTCTTTGTCTGCCTCAGAGGGTTGTTCAAGACCTTCAGATTCGTTCATGTCCTGCATGGGATAGCCCTTTTTTGGTATAAGACCAATTACATCTTGCTAGAGCATATCTTATAACACTTTGTTTGTAAAGAGTTATCAGACTCCAGAGATTATGTCAACTGGCTCCCAATCTTCGTCGTCTTCGCCTTCAAAATACGATGTCACAGCCAGTTGGTCAATGTATGACAAGGCATCGGGAAGGTCATCATGCACACCTTTGGCAGGGAACATGAGCAGTTGGTCAATGAACTCATCCCATTCTTCCTCGTTGTTGAGGATGATGCGCCCATGTTCAAACCGCCCCTGAAG